ATTAACTCTTTTTTGATCTTGGTTTTTTCTTCTTACTTATTTTCTTCTCTGGTGTACTGCCCATAGAAACGTGCCTACTCTCTACTCTAACCCATGCAACTACTTTAGAGCCTCTAGGGTAGATAGCTATAACTTCTACCGCTTTTTGAGTCTCTATAACTAGCTCTAAAAACTTAGCCTGTAGTTTAGTCTCGTTATCGGCAGTCAAAAATACGTGCATTAACCCTAGTCTGTTTTCCATTATTATACCTTTAAATATAAAAAGGGCGAGCCATTAGCCCGCCCTAGTTATCTAGTTTAATAAATTAATTATTAAATATTTTGACCTACACTAGAAGCACTTTCGATAGTCCATAAAGCTTCTTGCTCTACAATCTTATACTCGAAAACACCATGCCAGCCGAGCGAAACAAAACGAGCTAGGCGATCAAAAGGCCCTGTAGCTCGCATTTCAATTGGTTGACTTACACCTTTACCGAAAGCATTAAAACCAAGTACATGAGAAACGTAAACGTCTACATTTACTGCCCCAGCATCTACCAAGATAGTAGTAAGATTATCTCTTACGACTCTAATACCTTTATACATACCTACTTCGTTTTTAAGCGCCGTTTCTGGTAGTGCATACTTATTAACGTCTACCCAAGACGCTGAGCCAGAAGCTTCTCTAATATCGTGAATAACATCATCATGCGCTAGCATGACATAGTCTCCATTAGCAACGCCTAGAGCTTCTTTACGAGCTAGCTTATTAAAAGCCTGACCCATAAGAGTACCCGTCATAACATCACCAGCGGCGATAGTAGCAGTACCTACGCCGTCTGCGTAAATTCTATTAGTAGAAGCGTCTAGAGCAAGTACAGCTAGTTTATTATCTGTACGTCCAGCATTGATACCAACTAATCTAGCGGCTGCCCTATCTGCCATTCCCGCAGTTTGAAGTGCAGCTAGTTTAGTAGTCGTAACTGCCTTACCGTATTCTTTAGGAGTAATAAGAATCTTAGAGTCTACCATAGCTTCGCTAACTACGTCGTCGGTCTCAATCAACGGAGTAATAGCAAGCCCTAACTGGTCATACTTAGGTAGAGAAATACTTTCAGCTTGAAAGTCTTTTTTAATAGTAGCAAACTGAGCGGCTGCGCCTTGCTCTGCTAAAGCTACTCTAAATTCTGCGTCGAATTCTGATACAATCGAGTCATTGACTTGCGCTGTACCCGATAGATTAATAGTAAATGCCATTTTAACCCTCCATAGGTTTATTAATTATTTAAGCTTTCCATACTTTTGAATTACTTTGTTTAGCTCTTCTCTAGTACTACAGGCGTCTAGTTCTGCGTGATACTTTTCGAGGCCGGTTTTATTATCGTCGCCCCCGCCTTTCTTGTTTTCCGTTACTTTTAATGACTTTTTTCTAAATAGAAAGTTATCAGTCTCTCTACATTTAGCTACGAAAGCTTCTGCACCTTCTACGCTTAAATCGTCATTAACCTTAAGTAAGTCTTTATGCTCGGTAACTGATAAAAGTCTTTCTATACTATGAGCGTCTTTAGCGTGCCTCGCTACCTCTGCTCTAATGTTAGCTCGAACTACTTTGTTATCTCGGTCTGCTAGAGTAGAGGTTAATTTTTTATTCTCTTCTCTTTGTACTTTTAATAACTCTTCGAACTTACCTTGCTCTTCTAGTTTCGCTTTATCGTCTGCACTAATTTTGTCTTCGGCAGTCTGCGCTCTAGCTTTGTTTTTCTTACTCTCGTCTTCGAGACGCTCATTTTTAGAAACTAATGCTTTCGCGTTCGCGTTCGCTGCCTCTAAGTCTGCTTGCATCTTTTTAATTTCTTCCTCAGTCATACTGACCCCTTTACGTTCGTATAGTGGTAGGTAAGTCGTTCGAGCTACCTAATTATTATTAATTATTTTAATGATAATATCAAGAAAACTTTTTGGCTACTATTTTAGCCGCCTGCTTTAGTCGGTTTAATATAGTGTCGTTAATTGTTTTATTAAAGTTTTCGCCTGATAGTGTAGGTAACATACGCCTAACTATTTTAGTTTTACCTGCGCCGCGTCTATTGTGTATATCTGCTAAGAAGTCGCGCCAGTCGAATACTAGTTTAAAGGTCTTACCAAAACCCCCAGAAGTAAAAAGCTTTAATGATCTATGTAGCTCGCCTGTTAAGCGGAGCGTCACGGGGCTTCTTCTTTTCTTAGGGCTAGCTGCGTTCATACGATTAGAAGTCTGCTTTTTAATTTCTTTTTTATAACTATCGCTATACTTATCGAATTTACCAAAACCATCTACAGGGCTAATACCTTTAGTCATATCTCGAAGTATGGCTTTTCTAACTGCTTTAGGCCCTATCTTTCTAAATTCTTTTCTAACTTCTGGTAATAGTACGCTTACGTCTTGTACTACTTTATTATTTAATACTTTAACCCCTAGAGTTTTTTGTAAGTTCTTACCTATTTTTATTTTAAAGCCCATTATATGCGCCCTTGCTTTCTTAACTCTTCTAATAGAAGAGACTCTATAACATCGTCGGCGAAAAAATCGCTAGTACTTACTGTAGTAGTCTCGGCAGTAGTAGCGGCACTATCTATAGTACCTACCTCTATAGTTTCTATGGGCGTTACTCTAAAGCCACTTAGTATTTCTTCTACGCCTGTTAATATACTACCTTTAAATTTCTGTTTATCACTTGGTATAAACCTGCGTTTATATTCTGTACGTTTTGTTTTTACGGCCCAAGCTCTAGCCTCGCTACTTAACTGGTTATGCCCGTCTGCTTTAGGTGCTTCTTTACCGTTAATACCTATCTCTAGCTTCGGAGTAGAGTTACTAGCCCCCTCATGCTTTAGGGCGGTTAACATATCGCCTTCTAACTCTAATATAGGTAAGCGTCTGCCGCCATGCTCTTTTTTAGCATAGTCTTTTTTTAATTTTTGGAATCTCTCGCCCTCTACTGGACTTTTACCGTTACCTACTTCTCTAAGAATAGAGTTAATTAAAAAGTCTCCTACTTCTTTCTTAGCCTTCTTAATATCCTCGTCTGGTATATCAGTAAGGTTTAAGTCTAATACTGTAGTAACTTTAGTTACGTTACTCATTTACTCGGCTTGGTTAGTAATGCCGTCTTAGTATCGCCTTGGTTAGTAGTGTCACCTACTCCTAATATAGATCGCATCTTACCTGCTTTCTTATCTTGCTCGCTTAGTATTTCTTCTTCTCGTTTAATAGCAGATTCTTTAGATAGGTTAGGGTCAATAATCATGTGCTTTTCATACGAAAGACTAAGCCCTAGCCCTTCTCGCTTTTCGATATTATCTAAAGTTTCTTTATCAGTGATAAGTACTTTAGGCTTTAAGAAAGAAGTATCAATATTTTCACTTCTAAAGGCGGTAGAGTTAAGAGCGTCTTCGTATGCTTTAAGAGTTAAGTAAGTCTCTGGCTCTAAGCAGTCGCTATATAGTTCTTGATTGTCTTCTATAATATCCTGTACGTCGGCTTCTTTTAATAATCTATCGAAGCCGGAGGTAACTTGATTTACACCACCTTCGATAGCGGAGCTAGTAGTTATACCCTCGTCGTCTAGCATTTGTAGAAGAGAAAACTTAAGTACACCTAACTGCCCTGCTAAGTCTGGGCTAGCACTAATATATTCGGCCGTAGTAGGTTTATCAGTAGCCTTTCTACTCTGCGGCAAGTTAATAGCGGTATGCATACCCATGTGCATAACTCTAAGCTTCATAGTCTCAGGGGCACTAATAGTTAGCTGCCCATGCCCCTGCGTAGCGCTTGCAGTTTTTAAGTCTGAAAACTCTACGTTCCAGTCTATCGACTTATCTGCCATAGCGCTTGGTATAGGATAATCTGCGCTAGTGTCTTGAGATAAAAAAGCTATGGGTAATCTAGATATAGGGTTATTAATAACTTTCATACTTTCGATAAACGGGTTACCTGCCGCTGCCTTACCTTTAGTAACTACGCTAACAAAATGGCGAGCAGTCCAAAAAGAATACCTTTTACTTTCTGCCGATGTATCTCGCTGGTCTTCTGTAATAGTTTGCTCTATACCGTCTTCGCCCTTAGTTACTTCTATACCAGAGTAAGACTGTATAAAAACGAAGGGTACGCCTTTATCGTCTCTTACTAAATCATACTCGTAAGGGGCGAGCGCCTGTAGGTTATATGTACCCTCTAACTCTTCACCGTCTTCTGGCGGGTTAGTATATGAAAGCCATAGGCAAGTATATTTATGTAGGTTAAATATTCTATCGGCTTCTTTAAAAGCTCTACTGAATTTAAACTTATCGTAAAGCTCTTCTAGCGCGATAGTTTGAGCGTCGTCGTCTAATTTTCTAATAGGCGAAGTCTTATACGCCTTAGATTTTTTATTAACTATTTTCTTAACCGCTTCTACGTTACCTACTCTAAACTTTTTAGAAGTCTCAGGGTAAAGAATATTTAAGCGATCTTTAACATGGTCTTTTTGTCTGCCCTCTTGGCACTCGAAAGCTATATAAGCGTTTTTCTTTCGCCTTACGTTTTGTTCGCTCTCTATATCGTTAATTAAAGCGTAGATATGTTTTCTATTAGTTAGGTCTATATCTTTAGCGTCTATCATTAATGCCATTTTAAGTTATCCTTATTTATTAGCCAAATACTTTATCGTGGTCTTCTACATTTAGTATTGTAGCCTCTGTAGCTACATCGTCGTCGTTATCTATTACTAAAATACCGCCTACATCGTCATTATCGTCTACGTCGTGAGCGGGCATTACTATACTGCAATTAGGGTGTACAGTTTGTAATTGCTTAATTAAATCTTAGCCATCATGTTGTTATATCCTAGTAAAAAGTTATCTCTGCGTTTGTGATATTTAAGTAATTCTCTACGTCGTAGTAAATGCCATAACGAAAAGCACTACTCATATCTTGCCCC